ATACAATAAAACAATAAAATAAATATAGACGCGTATAGTCGACACACCCTAGGTGACTATATTTATGTATTCTAGGAGGAATATAAAATGGCAAACACAACATTTTCGGGACCAATAAAAGCGGGAACGATAAAAGATACAACAGGAACAACTGTTGGCACAGACGTAAAAAACACAGGTTGGGTAGTAATGTCTCAATCAGCAGAAGTTGTTTTTGGAGCAGACGGTAGTTCAACTGTTATTGGTTATTTACCAGCTAACAGTCAGGTTTTAGAAATAACAACTGATATAACAACTGCATTTAACGCAGCTACAACAAATACTTTTGATATAGGTACTGTTGCAACTGTTAATTTGTTTTGTGATGCATTAGCTGCAGGTACTGTTGCAAGAGTACTAGCTAGTTCAGATGCTTCTCAAGTTGGTAATTATATGGACGTTGGAACAAGTGATGTTTCAATATTATGGACTTATAATCAGTCTGGCACAGCGGCATCCGCTGGTGCAGCTGACGTTACTATAACTTATCTTCAAAATAGAGATATATAAATAATTAAGGAGCCCTTCGGGGCTCCTACAAACTTTAAGGAGAAAAAACATGGCAGGCAAAAGTGATATACAAGCAACTAGATCCGCTGCAGCAGCAGGTGCAACAGCAATTGTAGCACCCCCTATAAGACTCCGAGGTATCTCGGTATCCTCTGATGGTGGTGGAGCAGGTGTTTTAGAATTAACTACAACTTCAAATTCAGGTGATACTTTATTATATGTGGATGTTCCAACTGGAGATGTTTTTACTTTAAATTTTCCAGAAGATGGAATTTTATTTCCAAAAGGAATTTATTGTAAAACTAAAACTAACGTTACCGCATATACATTACTTACAGATAAGTTTTCTGGTCCGAATTTAACAGCTTAGGAGTCTGAATGGCTAATACTACTTCTGGAACAACTACTTTTGATAAAACTTTTTCTATCGATGAAATTATAGAAGAGTCTTATGAAAGATTAGGATTACAAGGAGTATCAGGTAATCAATTAAGATCCGCTAGACGTTCTTTAAATATTATGTTTCAAGAATGGGGAAACAGAGGTCTTCATTATTGGGAAGTAGCTAATAATAGTTTTACACTTGTTCAAGGTCAAGCGGTTTACACAATGTATAGATCTACTGCGGATGGTACTTCAGATACTACCGCTGTTTATGGAGCATCTGATATTTTAGAAGCTAATTATAGAAATGCATCTAGTGTTGATTCACCTTTAACAAAAATAAATAGATCTACTTACCAAGGACTTTCAAATAAAACTTCTCAAGGCACTCCTTCACAATATTTTGTTCAAAGATTTATAGACAAAGTTACAATGACTTTATATCAAACTCCAGGATCGGGTGTTGTAGGACATTTTATTAATTATTATTATGTTAAAAGAATTGATGATGTAGGAGTTTATACAAATGCAACTGATGTACCTTATAGATTTGTTCCTTGTATGGCTTCTGGATTAGCTTTTTATTTATCTCAAAAATTTAAACCTGAATTAACTCAAAACATGAAAATGTTATATGAAGATGAATTAGCTAGAGCTTTAGCAGAAGATGGTTCTTCTTCAAGTACTATTATAACCCCTAAAACTTATTATCCATCCGCATAATGTCTAATCTTTCAAAAGGTAAATTCGCACAATTTATATCAGATCGTTCAGGACAAGCTTTTCCTTATAGTGAAATGGTAACAGAATGGAATGGGTCAAGAGTACATATTTCAGAATTTGAACCTAAACAACCTCAGTTAGAACCTAAACCGCATGGTGGTGATCCACAAGGTTTACCTAATGCAAGACCAGCTAGAGTAGAACCTGCAACACAAGATTTTTTACCTGATCATCCTTTTACTACAACTTCAAATACAGTTTTAAAAATTTCTTCGCCAAATGGTGACCTTGAAGTAAATGATTTTGTAAGATTTAAAGATGTTAAATCTCCAGTGGGTGGAGTACCTATAACTACATTACAATTATCTACAACTTTAAACACAGCTATTTCAACTACGGATAAAACAATTATTTTACAAACAGGAACAGCTTTTCCAAGTTCAGGTTATATTATCATTGAAAAAATTTTAACTTCTGCTGATACAACAGATCTTTTAAAAGTTGGTACTTATCAAAATGAAGTTATTGAATATACTGGAAGAACAGGAAATAATTTAACAGGATGTATTAGAGGAACAAGTGCACCTTATAGAGGTGTAACTTACGGTAATACGACTGCAGGAACTCATCTTATTGGAGCTAAAGTTTATGGTTCTTATAAAGTTATTTCTTTAAATACAAGTTCAGAAAATAACCCTGGTCAACCTACCACTATTACTCAATTTGATGGTATAAATTGTACTTTAGTAAATGCTGCAACAAGTAGTGAAAAAGGAGGCGGTTTTCAGTGTACAATTGGACCCGTTAATGATAGGGCTTAATTATGTCAGGATTTACATACGCAACATTAACAGCAGCAATTTCAAGTTATACAGAAGTAGATACTAATGTTTTAACATCTACTATAACTAATCAAATCATTGATAATGCTGAAATGAGAATTTTAAGAGATGTACCTATTGATGCATATAAAAAACAATCAACAGGTAATTTAGTTACAGGTCAAAGTACAATTAACGTACCTGCCGAAACTTTATTTGTTAAAGGAGTACAAGTTTATACTTCAACATCTGCTTCTACGGGAACTAATACTTGGTTAGAAAAAAAAGATGAAACTTATTTACAAGAATATATACCAGCAGAAACATCCACAGGAAAACCTAAATACTATGCTATGTTTGGTGGAGCTACTGGTGTAACAGATACTACTTCTGGAAGATTATTTTTAGCCCCTGTACCTGATTCGACATATGTATTTAAAATTCATTATGAAGCTATTCCAACGGGTTTATCTAGTTCAAATACAACAACTTATATAAGTCAATACTTTGGAAATGGTTTATTATATGCGTGTTTATCAGAAACTTATGGTTTTTTAAAAGGACCAACGGATATGTTGACACTTTATGAAAATAAGTATAAAGAAGAAGTACAAAAGTTCGGATTAGAACAATTAGGTAGACGTAAACGAGACGATTATACGGATGGGACGGTAAGAATACCAGTACCTTCACCAACACCGTAAACAAGGAGATTTATTATGGCAATATCATCAGCAATATGTTCAAGTTTTAAATCAGAGCTTTTATCTGGGAAACACGATTTTGATTCTTCAGGTGGAGATACTTTTAAAATAGCATTATTTACAAGTTCAGCATCTTTAGGTGCAGCAACAACTGACTATTCAACTTCGAACGAAATTTCAAACACGGCAGGATCTGCATACTCTGCAGGTGGCAAAACATTAACAAACACTGGAGTTGGTTTAACTTCAACAACTGCATTCACAGATTTTTCTGATGTTTCTTTTACATCAGCAACTTTTACAGCTAACGGTGCAATGATTTACAACACGCAAACAAATGGTGGTTCAAACACTACTGATGCTGTTTGTATAATTGCTTTTGGCTCTGATAAAACTGCAACTAACGGAACTTTTCAAATTCAATTCCCTGCAAACGATTCCTCAAATGCAATCATAAGATTAGCATAGGAGTAAAAAATGGCTGGATGGGGTAGACTTACCTGGGGCCAAGCTTACTGGGGTGAGGATCAATCTCTCGCTACAGGCTGGGGTGCTAAATCTTGGGGTGACGGAGAATGGGGAAATCTTGCAGATGAAACCGTATCACTTTCTGGTCTTTCAATTACATCTAATATTGGTTCAGTTACTTTTTCTATTAATGGAGCAGTTACATTATCAGGTTTACAATCATCATTTACATTAGGATCAATTACAAATTCTATTGATGTAACTGTTGAACCAAATGGTTTTGAAATTAATGATATAAGAGGAACAGCTACTGTAGATGTTTCTGTTACACCCGCCTTTACAGGTAATTCAATTACATCAGCTATCGGAGTTATTGATCCAATAGATCAATCCGTAGGATTAACAAGTCAAACTATTACATCACAACAAGGTACAGCTGTATCAACAAACGAAGATGTTTCTGTAACTGGAAATTCTATTACATCTGCATTAGGAACACCTATTTCTTTTGTTGGAACATTAGTTGTGCCAACAGGATTTGAGATGAGTTCATCACAAGGATCTGTAGTCATTCCAAATGATGCAGTTGCTCTAACAGGTTTTCAAGTTAATACTGCTTTAGGAACACCAGCAAACACTGGCTCAGTAAATGTTGTACCAACGGGTTTATCTTTTAATGCTTCCGTTGGATCAATAGATCCTATAGATCAAGTTGTTGGATTAACAGGAGTATCATTTAATGCTTCTATTGGAACAATAGATCCTAAAGATCAAGTAGTCGGATTAACTGGTTTATCTATAACTTCTGCACTAGGAGCACCATTTATTATTCACTATCAAGATGTTGACACAGGCAGTAATACGAATTATAGTGGTGTTTCAACAGGATCGAATACTAATTATTCGGATCTTGCAACTGGATCAAATACCAGTTATAACACAGCAGCATAGGAATTAAATTATGGCATCAACATA